GTAGTCGCCCCGGACGATGTCGACACCGTTCTCGCGGAGCACGACGAGCACGTTGTAGTGGGCGAAGAGCCGGATGATGGCCCCGCCCGGTGCCGCGAGCCGAAGGTAGTCCTGCGCGCCGAACTGGTGCATCCGGCCGGGCTTCGAGAAGAAGACCGTGTAGGGGTCGTTCGCGCCGCCGTCGAGGAACAGGCAGTCGCCGAACACCGCCGACGACCGCGCCGTCCGAGCCGGGAAGGGCTGGGAGTCGTTCAGCGAGGGGGCCACTGCCCCGACCGCCGACGAGCGGTACGGGTCGAACCACAGCTCATCGACGTTGTTGTTCACCGAGTCGAGGAAGTAGTAGTCGGTGTCGCCGTAGGTCGGGCTGTCGAAGCTCTGGTTCTGGGTCCGATAGATGCGCCGCGCGACCGTGCCTTCAGGCCCGAGAGGCAGTCTCATCCCCGTGCAGTAGCGGAAGCCGAGCACGCCCGCCTCGAGCTGCCACTTCACGAAGCCCTCACCAGACAACGGGCTTTCACTGCCGTCGGCCTTGACGAAGCTGACCTTGTAATTGAACTCGGCCTCCTGCCCGGCAGTCGAGCCCGTGTTGTTCGCGAAGCCGAGACCGTACTCACCGGGGCGCGAGATGCCGCCAGGAGTAGAGGGCCACCACAGGTTGAGGTAGTCGCCCGTGGCGGTCGGGGAACTCGGGGCCGTTCCGCTGGTCGCGCCGCTGACCGTCGTGACGCCCATCAAGTCGGGCGCGGAGGGGGCCTGGGAGAAGCCCAGGGGCTCGACGAGTTGCGCCGCGAGGGACGACGCCGACAGGACAGAGGCGCGGGGAAGCGGCCAGCATCGGACGACGACAGGCGCGTCGCGCCCGTTCGTGACGAGCACGCCGTCTGACAACACCGTGTAGACGGACCCGTACTCGTTGGGCGCTGGGATGGTGCGACCGCCCTGGAGGGCGAAGAGGGTGCCCGCCGTGCCGACCTCGTAGAACAAGTAGAGCGTGCCGCCCGACTCGAAGAGCACGGTGTAGCGCGAGCCTGAGGGCTGCTGCTCGTACACGAAGAGCGAGTAGATGGGGCCGAGGTTGTGGAAGGGCTGGAACTTGACCGCGGCGTTCGGCCGGTACTTCTCGTAGCCGACCCGAGTGGACCACCCGAGCGTGTTGGGGTCGACCGTCACGTTCTCAAGGACGCTCATCGCGTCCTTGGGCTGCGGCAGGAACTCGACTACCGCGCCGAGCTCGGGGGTCTGGTCAGTGATGCCCTGCACGGTGGCCTCTCAGGGGGTGTACGACAGCGGGCCGAACGGGTTCGGGTAGATCGGCGGGATGCCCTCGCCTCGGATGATGCGGCGCGGGGGCTTGCCGAGGAACCGGGCCTCGAGCTCCTGCATCATCTTCACCCGCTTCCTCTCGTAGACTGCCGACAGGGTCGGGTTGTCGTGCTTGAGCGTCACCTGCTCCAGCGCCGCGAAGGCGATGACCTGGGCGTAGGCCTGGGGCACGAGCGGAACGTCCTGGTCCTCCTGCATCGGGCGCGGAGCGACGAGCCGCCGGATGGTGAAGCGCGTGTCGGCCGAGACGTGCGGGTAGAGCTGGAACGACTGGTAGACGCCCGACGAGCCGGTGAAGCGGATCGAGGCGGCCTGGAACGCCTGGGAGGCCAGCGTGGCGACCGACGTGTCGCCCTGGATGGTGACGCCGCCCGTGGGCGCGATGGTGTCCACGAACTGGCCCGGCGGGCTGTTGATGGCGTGCCTCACCCGGACCGGGGCCTTCATGCCGAGCTGCGGGCAGGTGAAGTAGTACCGGCGGTAGAGGCCCGTCGAGGACGGCAGCGTCTCGGGCGTGAAGGCCAGCTCTTCGTTGTCCTGAAGCGTGAAGGTCGTGGCGGCCGACAGGGCGCTCTCACGGCCGCCAGACACGCCAGCGCGGTACTCGATCGGGGTGTTCGGCCCGGGGCCGTACACGTTGACCATGTACACCGTCACGGTGCGAACCCCGCGACCAGCGCCGGGGGTGATGACGGACACGCCGGTCGGGAGCCGCGGCGCGGGGATGCGGATGCCCTGCGACGGAACGTAGGCCTCGGGCCGGCCGAGCAGGTCGCGGTCGAGGCTGGCCCGGTCGCGGTCGAACTGGCTCAAGTGGTACTGCGGCGTCGGGAGCCCGGTCTCCAGGTCGCTCACGTTCATCAGCGTCGCGGTGTCGGAGGGGAGGTAGACCTCCCGCATCTTGACGGTGACGGTGTAGGTGCCGGTGACGCCCTCGAAGTCGCGGTCGAGGAAGAGCTGGTTCGCCGAGCTGACGTAGCGGACCTGGTAGTCGGCGACCGCGCCAGCGGAGTCGGTGATGCGGACCTCCGCCCCCTCCCACTGAGAGCCAGGGAGGACGGGGTCGGTGCTCACCGGGAAGCCCGCGCCGGCCACGGTGGCGGAGCCGTTGTTGACCGAGAAGGACGCCGTGTCGTCCGTCGGGATGATGAGGTCCATCTCCCGCTGGCAGAAGTCGAAGGCCCGGTCGGTCAGGAGCCGGACCTGCGCATCGTTGAGCAGCGCATCGAGCTGCGTGTCGTAGGTCTCGTTCGTGGGGTCGTAGTCGAGCAGGTTGCCCACGAAGGCCCGAAGGTCGGCGAGGTTCACGACGCACTCCTTGATGCAGGGAGGCCCCTCCCCCTACGCCGATCGCAACCGGACGCTGAGAGAGGGGCCTGTAGTGCTCCCAGGGGGGGGAGCAGTGGGGACTCAGAAGGACTTTCGGACCACCACGCGGGCCGTGACCGTGCCCGCGGCCGGGGCGATGGTCTCGGCGAGGACACCGCACACCGGCTGGGCGGAGCCAGCAGCGGCGAGGTCGGCCACGCCGGCCGTGTTCGTGATCTGGAGCAGCGCGCCGATGGCGTTGCCCGCACCGCCGTTGTCCGACACCTTCGCGTCGCACACACCGCTGATGCAGACCTTGACCGCCTGCCCGGCCGCCGTGGTCGCGCTCAGAGCGACGCCCATCGGGGTGCGGACGGGGCTGCTGTTGCCGTCGGCCTTGAAGACCCCGAGGGTCACGTCGCCGTCGTCGGTCGCGGCGTAGTCGAAGGCCACCCAGTCACCGATACCGATGGCCTCCTTGGACAGGAAGATCTCGGTCTGGCGACGGTTGCCGGTAGCAGCGCCCTCGCCACTGGCGAGGAACTGGATGAGGGTCGAGTCAGCCATGGGATCAGGCCTCCGCGTCGATGATGATGGAGTGGGAAGCGAGGTGACCGGTCACGAGCTGCATCCGGCAGAACACCATCGCGGCCTCGGTGGCGGTGCCCGGGACGGGCATCATCTCACCGACGTTGAAGAAGCCGTCGGTGTCGACGTAGAGCTGGAACTGGTCGGACGAGAGCAGGTAGGCGGAGACCGCCTTCGCACCCATGCCCGAGGCCCCGGACGCCGTGAAGCCCATGTTCGGATCGACGTAGATCCGAGCGCCCCGGTAGGTCGCCACCATCGTCTGGTTGAGGCCGTCGCGGTCGCCGACGCTGATGTACTGGATCCGCTGGTCCATCAGGGCCAGGAAGGCCGCGTAGAAGCTCGGGGACACGAGCATGATGTCCGGGGTCGTGCCGCTCGGGTTGTAGAGCTGGGTCTGGATGAAGGCCTCGTCGATGTGCGACAGGGCCAGCGAGCCGCCAGCGTCGACGAACTGGTTGAACCAGTTCTGCGCCTGGTACGTGCTCTTGCTCAGGCCGCCGACGGAGTTCGTCTGCGACGCCTGGGCGACGCCCTCCAGCCAGCCGGTCGTGTTCGGCGCGACGACGCTGGTGCCGTTGCCGTTGAGGGTCTGGAGCGTGGTGATCTTGCTCGAGTCGCCGACGAGCACCTGCTTGCTGACCTCCTTCTTGAGGGACAGCATCACGTTCTTCATCTTGGACTCAAGGATGTTGACCACCGCGAGGTCGCCCTTGTTCGCGGCCTTCTCGACGGCGGACAGCACGATCGGCTGGGTGAAGTTCGAGTACTCGAACTTGGCCGTCTGGAAGGGGTCCGTCACGGCCATCGAGACGGGCTCGAAGCCGTTCGACAGCTCGGTGATGGAGCTGTGGTCACCGAAGATGACGGGCTGCTCGACGCGGGACCCGCCGGACACCTTGATGAGGTTGCCGTGCTCCTCGATGGCGCGGACGAGCGGGTGAGCGAGGAAGCTGTTGTCGACGAGCTTGTCACGGAGAAGCTGGAGCGTCGTCGAGAGAACCGACTGGGGGGGCATGGAGGCCTCCGTAGGAAGGAAGTTGCTGTGTGAAAGCGTGTTCCCAGCGACGGGGAGTGCCGTGGCCGCCCCTCCAGTGGTCGCCCGCCGTTGCGGGGTAGACGTAGCGGTTCGCGCCTTGCCGCGATTCTACTTGGGCTATTTGGGTCTCGCAAGGTCAGCCGTTGTGCATCGCCTTGGCCAGAGCGAGTAGGTCGGCGTTGCTCATCCGCCGAACCTCGGTTCGAGAGGGCTGGGCCGCCAGGCCTTTGCGGCCGAGGCCGGTAGCGCGGGCTGCCTGCTTCTGCGCCTGCCTGGTCGCCTTGCTCTTCGTCTGCGCCTCGACGGCTGCGGCCTGCTTCCGCCGCCCCATGACAGCCCAGTAGGCCGTCTCCAGGTCGAGGGCCGCGTTCGCCTCGAGGGCCTGCTGGACCTCGGAGCGGAGCGCGGTGTCGGTCTCGAACTCGGGGTGCTCGGAGAGGAACTGATTGTAGGCCTGCTCCGCCTGCTGAACCTCGTACTCCTGCTTCATCGGCTCGAGCATCGCGTTCAAGCGAACCTGCACCTCGTGCTCGATGCGCGCCTTGATGGAGTCCTCGTTCCAGGGGTCGTACTCGGGCAGCTCGGAGCGCATCTGCTCCAGCTCGGCTTTGCCCTTGAGCAGCGCCGCCCGCTCGGCCTGGGCCTCCTTGCGCATGGAGGCCGCCTCTTGGGTCTTGCGCGTGTAGTCCGCCTGCATCTGCTTCATGAGCTTTGCGGCGCGCGGGTCGATGGCCTCGATGCGGGTCATCGCGTCCCGCCACGAGAGCTTGCCCTCGGGCGCGGGGGCGTCGCCCTCGTCGGGCTCGGACTCGTCGGTCGGCTCTGCCGCCTCGGCCTCAACGGCCTCAGAGGCGTCGGGGGGCTCGTCGAACCCGAGGGGGCCAGTGGCGGCGAGAACGGCTTCTGCGGTTGACTGAGGGGTGGTCACGGGGACTCCCTATGGTTGGGCGAGTTGGATGGGCGTCCCGACGGTCCGGTACCACGAGGGGTTGTAGCCGGGAGCGATGCGGAACTTGATCGGCTTGCCGAAGAACGACGTGCCGAGGGTGATGACCGAGGCGTTCTGCACTCGGTCGAGGAGGAAGGTGCGCCAGCCGGGCAGGTCGCCCGTGGCGCTGGCCGAGCGGGGGTCGACGTACAGGTGCACGTAGGTGCGGCCGGTCCGGTTGTCGGTCCACATCGCGTGAGGGTTGCCCTCGCGCTGACCTCGAGCGCCTGGCGTCGTCGGCTTCTGCCACTTGTCGACGTAGTAGTACGACACCGGCAGCCGGTTCGCGATGGCGTACCGAATGTTGTCGGTGCTGTTGCCGCCGCCGATGTCGAAGTCGAGGCGCGCCCCTCCACGCCCGGCCTTGGGGAGCACGGTCGCGGGAGGCTTTCGCCCGATCCCGAAGATGCCCAGGAGCCGGGAGCGGAGGGTACGGGCCATCAGCGCATCCGCGCCGCGAAGTCGAACTCGGCTTCCTCGGTCATCTCATCCTCGTCGGGGAGCTCCGTGTCGGGCTCGGCGTCGGGGATCTCTTCGTCGAGGAACGCCTGGAAGTCGGCGTCGGCCGCCAGGCGCTTGATCGCCGCGGTCAGCGCGGTCAGCTCGCGGTCGCCCTTGATGTCCTCGAGCTTGACCGGCATCGGCTGGCCGTACTCGTCGGCGGCGGCGCTGATCATCGCCAGGAACCGGACCATCTCGGGGTCCATCGCCTCGACGGACCCGACGTACTCACCGGCCCCGAGGTCGAGGCCCATGAGCGAGGCCACTTCCGCGATGGCCGTGGCGAGCGCGGTCATCACCCGCTTGTTGTACGGCTTCTCGGGCGGCGGCACGACGGCAGTGAGGGTCTCACCGACGACGGCGTCCTCCTGCTCTGCGAGGTCGGCGAACTCGGGGGGCAGCGGGGGAGCGCTGGCTCCGTAGTCGAGGGGCATCTCAGGCTCCAGGGAAGGGGAGGGCGGGAAT